AGAGAGGGGGGGTGGGAGAGAAAGGGGGATTATAGGGGGATAGAGAGATAGGGGTTTCAGGGGAAAGAGAGGAAGGGGGAAGAAAGGGGGGAAGAGAGGGCGGGGGTGCGTTACTGTAACGGTTACTGTAACGGTTACTGTAACGGTTACAGTAACGCTCCCTGTGCTTTTTCACCCTGTCCGCAGTCTTTTTCCGGGCCGCAATCTTCTTTCGGATTGATGTCAAGGAATCTCGTTCCACTTCCCCCCAATCCTCTGCTGCCTCTCCCCCAGCGAGAAGGGCGAAAAACACCCGATCTCGCTGGATGCTGGAGAGGTTGAGAAGCAACGTCCTGTCCTCTTCTGTGAAAGAAAGTGTAATCATCTTTTGCCTTCTTCCCTGTTGAAATCATAAGCGAATCCCAGAGGTAGAGATCGAACCCCCGCGTTTGGATAAGAAGGCTTTCAATTCGTCCGGGGAAAAGTAAACCCGGCTGCCAATGTTGACTGCTTGAATATCATGAGATTCCCTCAACCTATCCAGAGTATCGGTGCTGATATTAAGGGCCTGAGCGGCCTCTTTCCGGGTCAACAGCAATTTTTCCATTTTATGCTCCTTTCTCAAAACGGCAGCGGTCCGTCCCCACTGTCATTGTCCCAGGGCAAGGGTCCATCATCGGGGATGGGGGCGAAGCCGTTAGAGGGCGCTGCGGCCTTTTTCAAGGGCTTGTCCGGGGGCAAGGTGTATTCCCCGCTGCGGACCCGATCTGCGCTCATGGCGCGGAAAGGACGTACCGCCCAGCCGGTTTTCCCGTTATAGGACCATTCCTCATTCCGGAAGAGGATGCCCACCAGCTTCCCCACCAGGGAAGTCTCCTCCCAGTTCCAGGTGTAGCCGGGGTTGGAGTGCTCAAAGGCGGTGGTCAAGCCTTTGAAGGAGCTCTTTGTCCGTTCGTCGTTGTCAGTCCCATCGTCTTTGGGCAGGAAATGACGCAGAACTCCCTTCCACTTTTTATCCTGTATGGTGTTGGCCTTAAATTCTTTGGAGAAGAACCCTCTCTGCTCTCCCTCCTCAATGTCGAAGAGGATCAGCAGCTGGGGGCCATAATTGGTATCCGCAAAGGATACCTGCTTGACCCGGCAGACATAGGCGTTCAGGGGGAGTTTGGGACGGTCAGAGAACTCCTGCACGGAATCCCAATTTTTCGGTTTTTGAATCATGGTTTTTGTTCCTCCTTCACTTAATCGACATGCTTTCTCGTTCTTCCAAGGAAACTCCTGGGGCTTCGTTCCCATCTTTCAGCCACTTAGACAATTCTGTCCGATTGACTTCTGGGGACTTATACCGGAGAAACTGGTCCTCAAGGCCAGCGTCCGCTACCCAGGAAAAAAACGCTTCTTCGTCTGCAACGTTTACTGCCTTGGTGTGTCGGAAAGATACCGCACAGCGCGGTGTTTGGAATTTTTGCCCGGCCAGCGCATAGGACAACATATCTCTTAGCCGATCAACCTTTTTCTCTGTCCGCTTCCTACGCTCGTTTAATACGTCGATCTCGTTTTTCAACGCAGTGGCAATGGCAGAAAGATTCTTAATGTAAAGCGCAATATTTTCCAATTTCTCTTCTCGCTGCATCTGCAAGGCGGTAAGCTCTTCCAGATTTGTAATCTCACCTGTCTCTGGGTCCGTCCCGGCCTCAATCGCCGCATCAATCGCGGCATCGATTTCATATAGCTTCAGGTTCACTTGAGCCTCTCTTTCCGTCTGCGGGGACAGTTGACAGCCCCCAATACTCTCTAATCCGCTGATCGACAAACTTTAAATCGTTCTCAATTTCCAGGTCGAATAGCCCTTCCGGCGATTTGGAAATATCCGCCCCGCTGGACTGAGTGCGGAAGAAATGGCGGTCCCCTTCCACCATGCAGCGCAGACAGATTGTGACCATCCCCTCAATGCAAACCTTCTCGTCCAGCAGCTTTCCAATGGTCCGCAGCTTGGTTTCTCCAAAATCGGATGTAGTTTCGTGCATGAGGATATAGACGATGACATCCTCTGGAAGCTGCGACTGGATGAACATCAGCAGCCGCCAGAAATTGTCCGCGATATCGTTGTAGAGGTCGAACGTAGAACTTCCCGCCTTGGGTGCGGAATGACCTTTCATGAAAGTGTTCGTCAAAAGGTACCCAGCGTCATCAATGACAGCGGTTTTGGTGGGCATCTTTTGCAGGCCAGTGGTAATGGTCTGGTAGCTGTCTGTCTTCATCTGGTATCGGAAGGTCCCGGGGAAAGGCAAGCGTTTGCCCACCACGTTAATCAAAAAGATTTCATCTGGGGCAAAGTTTTTCAGGGAACGGGACTTCCCAGACCCACTCTTGCCATAGATCAAAACTGGAATCCCGATAAGTCATTCCCCCTTTTCGCCGCAGTCCAGGTATTCCTGAAATAGGTCCATCTTCTCGTCCAGATAGGCGGACATGGTGAAACTGTTATATAAGAACATGTAATCCATGAAGTCATCCAGGCATGTGTCCATGATAAAGTTCCGGCATGTCCTGGCAGAAACCTCTATGACCACCTTCTTGGGGAAAAAGTTGATTCGTTCCTCCATCTTGACAAACCTCCAATTTTTGTTACAATAAAGCTAAGCGGAAGAAACATAGATTGTTTTTTCATGTATTCTCCTTTCTGAACTCTGCCGGTGCTGCAAACCGGCAGAGTTTATTTTTCGCCTTTCCCGCGGAGTTCTTTTTTCCAGCGGGTGATAACCGTGGTATTCACGCCGTAATGGTCGATCAGCTCATGGTATCGAAGAAGCTTCTCCTTCTCTGGGAAGTCCTCCGGCATGGGGATGCGGGGACGACCTACCTTTTTCCTTGGCTTACTCGGACAACGCCCGCTGCAATCTGGATTGGTACAGTGCAAGCACTGCTGGATTTTCTCCGGGGAATCCCAGTTCAATCCAGGATAGAGCATGGTGCGCCGGATGCGTTGGCCGGGGATGGGTTCAGAGGGAGCATCGGCCCACGGCCTTCTCCCTTCGGTCTGCACCTTGACCCCGTTGATCTTCACCACATACCCACCCCCTTTCGCACCTGGGGCAGAGATATACCTTCTCTCCAGGTTCCAGGGCGGACACGTTCCACCGCTGCTTACACCGGCGGCAGAGACGATACACCGCGCCCCTCATACCACACGGAAGGGAATGCCCCGGCGGGCCAAGGCGGCATTGATCCGGCTCTTCCCCATCTCCCTTCTGCGCCGGGCCTCCTGGCGCTTTCTGGCCGCCGGGGCAATGGCCCGCAGCAGGATGTCCATGTCATGGCGTTGCTTGATCTCTTGTACTGGGTTCATTCCAAGTTCTCCTTTCTAAATTTTCCCGGCATGAATGATTGTTAAGTAATCCTCATCTGTAAAGCGAAGCGCTTCCCCCATAAGGATCAATTCATTGAGGGTAAACTTCCCTGGGTCTTTTCGACGGGCCTGCAATGGAGGTCTCGTTTGCAATCCGATGAGCATCGCAATGTTTTCTTCTGTCAGTCCAGCTCTTGCTTTTCCAATGCGATACACAACGCCGAATTCATCCCGCCACCGGTCCACCCGGTTTTGCTTCTTCCTTCCCATTGTTTCGCTCCTTTCTGGCTGTCTCAATGTCAGAGACATTACAGCAGATAAAACAGATAGAATAGAAAATCTATTGACTATTCTGTTGAATTGGCTTTTGACAAAAACTCTGTAAAGTCCCCTTCAAATTCAAAGACTACTTCAATCTCTGTGCTCCCGTGCATGGAGCTTGAAATTTTATAGTCCTTGATTTCTATGCTCTCGCCGTTTAGCCGGAAAAATGATCAGCTCCCAAACTTGCTGATTGTAACATCCACCTTCGTCACCTCCTCAGTTCATACATCTCGATCTTTTCATGAAACCGCCTCAAATCCCCGCACTTTCGTTTTCTAATAAAAGTTCGTCTATAGTGCAGTTATATAACTTGGCAATTCTGGGGAGCTTATGCGCCTCTGGTGTGTATACGCCATTTTCCCAGTTATAAACTGTCACAGTTGAGGTTTCCAACTGTCTCGCTGCTTGCAACACAGTCAGTCCCGCCTTTTCTCTTGCCTTACGAAATCCCACTATTTCACCTCCAAACACTAAGTTTAGCTTGACAGTTCAGCAGATACCGTTTAATATAAGAAGTGTCAACAAACCTAATATTTTGAACGAAAAGTCCGCTGAACGGGGGCTTGTTGTTTTATTGCCTTAATAAGCATAATTTAATTATATTCCGTATTTTGCGGAAGTCAAGCTTTTTTCGCGTTATTGCGGAATTTCGTCATATTTACTATTTTCAGCAGGCTGCAATTGTTCAAATTACTTAATGTTAGGAAGGTTATTGTTATGTCTTTGTTTGGGAGAAAAGAAAAACAAGAAATCGAGGCATTAAAAAGCCAATTATCGCAAGAACGTCTTGAATCTATTGATTGGAGTAAAAAAATCGAGCAACAAAAATTGCAGTTTGCAGAAATTCAAAAAGAAATTGAGAACGCTCAAGGCAAACTACAGAAAATTAAAGAGCAAATCATAGAAACTGATGAAGTTTTATTAATTCAAAGTTCTGGAATTTATACTCCGCGATACGATTTCATGAATTCTGATGAATACAGGGCAAGATTATTAGAAATTAGAGCAAGCCAGAAAGATATGATAAGAGAAAAAACAGCTGTTTCAGGATCAACAGACTGGACGGTGAATGGAAACGCTACAAAAGGTAAAAAGATGGTTTCGGATATGCAAAAACTCCTTCTTAGGGCTTTTAATTCTGAATGCGACGACGTAATAGAACATGTCAAATACAATAATATTGAATCTTGTGAAAAGAGAATTAGTGCATCAAGAGATGCGATATCAAAACTTGGATCAATAATGGAAGTAAATATTACACCGCCCTATTATCGCCTTAAAATTGAAGAGCTGTATCTCGCGTTTGAATATCAGCGAAAAAAGCAAGAGGAAAAAGAAGCACAAAAAGAAGCCAGAGCTATGATGCGGGAGGAGGCCAAATTATTCCGTGAAATAGAAGCAGAAAAGAAGAAACTTGAAAAGGAACAGAAGCATTATCAAAATGCGTTAACAAAAATTAATGAACAATTGAAAAACGCTTTAGCGTCTGAACGAGCCTCTATTGAGGAAAAGAAAGCAGAAATCGAAGAAAAGCTCAAAAAGATTGATGAAGATTTTAAAAGCGTTGATTACAGAGAAGCAAATCAGCGTGCCGGTTATGTATATGTTATTTCAAATATTGGGGCGTTCGGCGAAAATGTTTATAAGATCGGCATGACACGCCGCCTGGATCCTATGGAGCGTATCGACGAACTTGGAGATGCGTCGGTCCCTTTTAATTTTGATGTGCATGCTATGATTTTTACTGAAGATGCACCAGGGCTTGAAGCCGCTTTACATAACGCATTCGCCGATAGAAAAGTAAATTTTGTGAACCAAAGGAGAGAGTTCTTTAATGTTTCACTAAATGAAATAAAAGAAGTTATCAAAAAAAATTATGATAAAACAGTTGAATTTGTCGACATCCCTCCAGCGGAACAATATCGAGAATCTTTGAAGTTAAGAAGTTGTATTTCGAACCAATAAAACGCGATTAACCTGGGGAAAGGAGGAAAAATATTATGAGTATTTCGGAAAAAATTGATCACCTAAGATATAAGCGAGGAATATCATTAACTCATTTGAATAAGGCGATTGGTGCATATAGAGGAAAAATTACAGATGTAAAAAACGGTAAATCATCATTTTCGGATATAGAAATTTCTATACTTGCACGTGAACTCCATACAACTACAGATTATCTATTAGGGAGCACCGATGATCCCCGTCCTGCCGGCGATCCAAAAGAAAATCCCCTGACCGAAAGTCAGAGGATTCTTGAAAGTGTCAATTCATCTGAAAATATAGACTTGCTTCTTCACATAATAAAGAATGAAGCATCTCTCAGCAGGGAACAACTTTTGAAGCTGCAAGGTTTTGTGTCAGCACTGGAAGCGGAAAATAAATAAAAATATCCTACCTTCTCTGCATCAATACCCCGTGTAGAGATGTAGGATTTAAAGAAAGATAGGACATCTTATATGGGGGAAATAAATCTGACAAAAAGCGCCAGAAAATCTATTCGCCTAATTTATAAAGAATATAAGCGAAGAATTCGTTCTGGGGTTCCAAAGGAAAAAGCTATAATATTTGACCCTGTTTTGGATTTTGACTTAAAAGAAAAAGTTAAGAATGATAGATCATTGCTAAAAGATAGAGGACTTTTGAAACTCTACGTAATAGGAGGATTCGCAATAACAGACGAAGGAATATGTTATTGTGAGAACAGAATGATACGAGCTGTAAAAAATTTTTCCCTTTTTATCTTACAGTTTAGACCCTAATATATCTTCTAAATAGTTTTTTGCGGCCTCAATCGTTCTCTCGCCCAGGTATGCTGGCTCATCTATCATAATATCATTAATTTCAATCGTATATTTAGTTGGTGTTGTAGACCTATTAGGGATGTTAATAGCAAAAGAAAAATTCTCTGATGGAATAATCGCTCCGTTTAACATTAAGAGTGCAGATTCCCCATCCGAGGCAATTAAAACTTTATTATATCTATCCATACAATCCCTCCAGAATAGACAAAGCCATTATTTTAACGAACAAAAAAACCTAATCGCTTTGCTTCTTCTATTACGATTTTTTGTTTATCTTTAGATAGCTTCATTATACTATTTATCAGTGTATTACGCAAATCGGAATCAGAAATAGATTTATTTTCGTTCCCCACACACACAATAAAACCCTCCGCAAAATGAATATGGTATCGTGTTGTGGGTACCCACAACACGCGATAAGACGTCTTATCGCTCGATTTACCATATAATACCATTTTTTGCTGCAAAAACAACACGGGATTTGTCGAAAAGAGAAGATGGATTTCTTGTGTTTATTATAGAACATTGGTTCCAGCATGAAAAGGGGTCTCGGAGAGGAATTTGCCCTCCCCTACCCTAATATCAGGACAAAGGAAGGATATGTTATGAAAAAGAGAGTTCTTGCGTTTGCCCTTTCCCTTATGGTGGTTGTTTCGGTTTCGGCGTGTGGGAGTGAGTTGAAAGAACCAGAGACAGATAAACCAACGGAAACCACCGTGGAAGAAAAGAAAGAAGAACCGAAAACAGAAGAAGTAAAAACAATCGAAGGAATATGCGAAGCGATTTCTAACACAAGTTCGCCTGGTAATTCAATATCGCAATTTTTGTGGGGTGGTTCCGGTTACGTCGCAGATATAACAGACACAAATAAAGGTACAATCGTCGGTTCTTTTTTGATTAGTAGTGAGCGTTTATATTATCAGTCGAAAGGAATGATATCTGGAGGAATTTATATTATGGATTACTTCCCGAGCATGTTGAAATATTTAGATTTTTCGGAGGAACAAATAGAGACAATAAGTTCTTTGTACTATTATGTAGGCTTGCCTGGTTCTATGAAAATACTTGATATTGGTGGGTACCGTTTCACATGCACAATAAGCGAGGAACATGGTTATTGCTTATTAGCGCAACCAGCAGCGAACGAAGAGGATTATGTTGAAGGTCAAATAACAGAATACGATGGAACCAACTACACCACAAACGAGACTACCGGGCAGCAAAACGCATTAGGGTCTGCGGCAAATTATCTGAATACAATGGCATTCTCAAAGAGTGGCCTTATAGATCAACTGGAATATGAGGGATATTCTACTGAAGAGGCAACTTACGCTGTCGAGAACTGCGGGGCAGACTGGAACGAACAAGCCGCAAAATCGGCACAGAACTACATAAATACCATGTCATTCTCTCGGTCTGGCTTGATAGATCAACTTATTTATGAAGGGTTCACACGGGAACAAGCAGAGTACGGAGTAAGTGCAGTAGGATACTAAAAAAAACCCCCTGGTGCGGTAACACCAGGGGGACCTTCTAAATAGGGTGATATGAGATGCTCCACATCACCCTCCAATCATATCAGAATGGAGGAAGAAAAGCAACATGAAAAAGAAAATGCCAACCGCGACAAAGCTTCCAAGCGGCTCCTGGCGCTGCCTGGTGACCGTAAATGGCAAAAGGGTATCTATTACCGCTGACACACCAAGTGAGGCTCAGGCGAAAGCTATCGCCCTGAGAGCGGGCCTTATAGATAAGAAGAAGGAAAAGAGAGGGGTGAAAACACTTTCAGAGGCAATCGATGAATATATAGATCAGAAATTTAACGTATTGTCTCCAGCTACCGTTCGAGGGTACAACACAATTAAGAGGAACAGGTTCAAGACGATTATAAACAGAAATATTTTTGATCTAAGCAAAGACGACGTTCAAAGAGCAATAAACGATGAAGTTAAGGTCGCTTCGGCTAAAACAATCAAAAACGCCTATGGGCTTGTTCGGACTGTCTTAGAGGCAAATGAAATTTATATCCGAGGAATTAAGCTCCCCCAAATCATAAAACCAAATAAAAAATATATTCAAGAGGAAGAAATATCAAAGTTATTAGAAGCGATCAAGGGTGACCAATGTGAAGCTGCCATTCTTCTCGCGTTGTGTACTGGTATGCGTAGATCCGAAATCATTGGACTGTGCTCAGACTGTATAAATGTAGAAGCTTGCACGGTAACTGTCCGGCGAAAGATGGTCCCAAATGATAAAAACAAAATGGTTTTAGTCGGTGGCGCCAAAAATGAAATGTCACAGAGAACTGTAATCTGTCCAAAGTTTGTTATGGATAAAATAGAACCATTGATTAAAGAAAATAAGACAACACCGATATTTAAGTTTCATCCTGATACGCTGCGAAAACATATTCATAAAGCCTGTGAAATCGCCGGGATAACAGATACGGCAACCCATGGGCTTAGGCATACAAACGCCGCATTGATGAAATATCTCGGCGTAGACGATGCCCATGCAATGCAGCGCGGCGGGTGGTCGAGCGAAGCAACTTATAAAAAAAACTACTCTTATGTATTCGAATCTGCGGCCAAAACAGGGGATGAAAGCATAAACAACTACTTTGACAGTCTTACAAACAGAGAAAAAATCGCACACGAAACTGCACACGAAAAAATACCGTGTGTCCATTTTTAATGTTTCACGACATACTCATAATAGGAAGCCAGCTTGTCTTTTACTGCATCCTGGTCGTCAAGCCAAAAAGCTTTTGCAAAACTAATATATGCATCAATATTGTTTATTCCCAGCTTCTTAAAGACTTCGGACAAATCACTATAAGTTGCATTCATGGCAACCTGAAATTTAATGGGGTCCTCTCTTATTCCGTGCTTTTCCATGATGCTACGGATTTGTTCCATATTCCAGTGAGGCCCACGTGTCCCGTCACTGTTTTCCATTTTCCTCATCCACTCATGAGCAATGGATTCATTGAGTTCTGGAACAGACATTGAACGAGCACCGCCTACCAGATTGTTTTCTCCGTGCATTCTGTCTCCCTCTCTCTTACTCGGGAAATTTACAACTGAACCACCGTGCATGTTTGTTTCGTAGTTACGTTCAAATCCAATAGGACGGGTGTACGATCTATCGTCAGAATAATTCATGCCCATATAGTTATTCTGAGGTTCGTATCTCATGTCAGACCAGTCGCGCATTCTCTCAGAGTAATAAGGCGGGAGCCAATGACTGTTTACATCATAATCTCCCATTCTGCTTTGTGGTGCATAGCGGCCGTTGTCATAATGTTCACGCCCTCTACGATCTCGGAACTTATCTTCGGGACCATATTCCATTCGATATCCCCTATTATATTCCTGATCTCGTTTATTCCCTCCGGCCATCATGAGCATTTTAGTCGAACGTTTCATTCGTTTTACCTCCTTAAGCAGTGGGTGCGGGCGCTGCCCCGCCATCAATAATCAATAAATTGTTATCAGGAGAACAACAAGGATTTCCTATCATACGAAACGAACCGCCGGTCGGCGTGGTAGAAACACAGACAGAATAACGTGTACGGGTTCTAATGCCCGCCGCAGTTACTTGAGAACAGTTGCGCTTAGTCAGTGGATATAATTCGGTCCCAGAACCAATGGTAATATAGACAGGAGCATTAATAGTTGTTGCCGTAGGTATCGTTTGCGCGACAACAATGCAATACTTCTCCCTGTTTTTATAACTACCAGCCGGGAGGTTGATTTCAAGATTGCCGCCAGTGAATGCGACAGCCTGGGAAATTACTAAGTTATCGCAAAGCTTACATACAGGTTTGCAAGACATAATTTTACCTCCAAAAAAATCAAGGGCGGCAGACTATTGCCCGCCGCCCGAAGTAATCACGGCAAAGCCGGAATATAAAAGTGATTTCTTCTAATCAGTTTAGCACCCACAGCCACAACCGTTTCCGGTCCCGCAGAAGGGATAAGGCGCAGGAACCTGATATGCCGGGACCGGCATCGGATTGATACGACGGATCAGTTCAGAAGTCTGTGCATCCAATGTGGCCGTCAAATAGCTGTTCTGGCTGGCCTGGGATGCTGCCAACTTAAGAGCCTGATTCTCAGACTGGAGAGAATCAATCTTAGACTGAACCATGAAATCCATCAGACCGCGATAGTTTGCGTTCTGGTTGTCAATGATATCGCGGGTGCTATTCTGAATGGTATTTCTGGTATCGCATGCCTGTGTAGCCATGTCATAGCGGACACCCTGGATTGCATTCTGTGTCTGGCAGCAACAATCCTGGAGGTTATAGCCAAGCTGACACATAGACTTGTCTACGCCACTGAAACCCTGAAGCATTGCAACATTGGTATTGTTGAATCCACTAGTAATTGCATTGTTCAGCGCATAGGTTGAATCACAAATACCCTGCTGGATGTTAGAAATACCGCGCTCAACGCCATTAAAAGCAATTGCTTCATTCACATCTGCACGAGTGGCATAACCCTGGAACCCAGGGCTGTTAGAGCCGCCGCCAAAACCGCCCCAACCATTACCGCCCCAGATCATAGCCAAGATAATAATGGCCCACAGACCATCTCCCCAGCCGCCGAAGCCACTGTTGTTGCCGTTTCCGCTATCACTGCCAAGAGCGTAACCAGTTGCAAAATCGTTATCCATTTGTTTTCTCCTTATCAGTTATTCACACCGGTGTGCACCCCGGATGCGTACAAAACACATCCAGTTTTTTTCAAGACCCGGAAACTGATAGGGAGTTTTTATTTATCTATTACTTGGGTTGTTTATACCAAGTTGTCTGGCAATGTCATTGATAGATACGCCACGTTCTTTGGCCATATTTTCTGCCATTGTTTTTAATTGCTGAGGATTCTTTCCTTGAATCATTTTCAATGCTTGAGCCACTTGTGGATTTTGCCCCGCCATTTTTTGAAGTAGTTGCATAGGGTCTCCACCGCCCCGCATTGTTTGCACAAGCATCATAAGAGGGTTATTCATTGGTGCTATCATTGTTCTTTCCCCCGCCTTGTTTTAACTGTTCTACTTCTTGTCTAAGCAAGTTTAATTCATCCCTTGTTGCAAATTGATTTGTTTGCTGGAGGGGCTGATCTTGTTCATATCGGAATGAAAGAAAATCTGAGGAGCCGGTATTCTGATTAAATCTTTTGATGTATACCATTCCATGGCCTAAATCTGGCATAATGGTGCCAGGGCTAAAATAATCAGTCTGGACAGCGACAGCTTCCTCTCTGCTTGTTACCGGACGACAGGTATATCCATTTTGTTGGGTTTGCATTGAAGGTTGCTGTGGCTGTTGTGGTATCTGTGACCCAATATAAGTTTGCGGGGACTGATATTGCATCTGCTGCCCTTGGGGATAAAATTGATAGGGATTGTATCCATAAACTCCAGCCATTCTTTTTCCCTCGCTCTTTTTTATTGACATTATCATATCAAAAAATGGATCTCCGCCTGTCCAAATGAAATCCAAATTAAGGACAAATTAAATACAAAAAACTGCGGGGAATCACTCCCCCGCAGTAAAAAGATTGTTCTGTTTTCTCCCGGATGTGCCGAAGGACATTATTTATTGTTCCTCTTGAGACATCCATCTCTGCCGCAATGGCTTCAATCTGCCACCCACGACGATAAAATAAATTAAATATGGCTTTTTCTCTATCTGTTAGCCACTCACATTTTTCCATAGAGTTTAGTTGCTCTATGCTGTAAATGTAACGAGACAGAGACAACCGCCCTCCTTTTACAGCAAGCCTAAGCGACCAAGGATAGCAATCATCTCATCTCTTTTAGCAGGGCGCTCCGGGCTTGTACCATCCACGATGCCATTTGCCACAGCCTTTGCCCAATGTCCCTCCTGTTGGGACCAGGCGGGCTCAGACAGCGTCTTCGCGTGGAGCTCTGCTTTCTGCATGAGCTGGTAGGCTTGTTCGTTGGTCATTTCAGAGATCAACTTTGCAATATCCATGGGTTCATCCTCTCCTTCCAGCCGCCGGTTGACCTCGGCGGCAATCTCTCCGTGCCGGTTATACAGATAATCCCCCGGGCACGCCTTGGCGGCGAACCACCGGTGAACCGTCATATTCTGCTTGTCCACCTGGCCGATCAGGGATTTATCCCCTCTCCACAGCAGTTTCTTGATCCCATTTCTCCGGCAGATATCCGTCAATAGGTCCAGCAATGCGGCGTAGGCTTTGTCTGACACCGGCCAATCCGGCACCCCGCCATTGTTGGCCACCTCAATGGTGATGGCCCGATGGTCGTTGGCGGCATTGGAGGTACACCAGGACCGGTTGGCCTCCTCCACATACAGGGCAATCCGTCCGTCGCTTCCAATCCCATAATTGCTGCTGGCTTTACGAGACGGGTCAGCAAACAAGGCCCCACAAGTCTCTACGCTGGCATTGCCTGCCATGCAGTGAACGGAAACGGTGTCGATTACGTGGTTGCGCCGCCCGGAATGGTTGGGGGATAGCTTAGTGTAGGTTACAAGAGGGCTGTTACTCACTCTTTTCCTCCCCTTTCCCATCGGTCATTTCCTCCAGCATAGTTTCCGGGATAGCATCTTCTGGATGTACAACGGACAGAGGAGCATTCTTTTCTTCCATGGGAATCACTCCTTTTACTTAAAAAGGTCTGCCAGTGTCTTTGTCTTAGACTTCATGTAGGAACGCTGAATATCATTCCATTCGTCCATTTCCTTTTCCCAGCCGGTCCAGCCCTGCTGCTGCGCATACATGCGGGAGGCAATGTCCACGTCCACGCCCTCTTTCTCGCTGATAGCCTTGATTGCCATGCGATTCGCATAAAAACGATTTGCCATACGAATTCTCCTTCTTTGTCTTTAGTTTTTGTTTGCAGTTTCTTTCTCAACTTCTGGGAGCCCCGCCACACTGGTCAGAAGGCTCACCACAGCCGCCAGGACAGCCGCAGAGGCCACCATGGGCCAGTTGACATCCCCCAGTGCCACGGCGGCTCCAATGCAGCCTACGGCGGTCTGCGCCAAGGTTTTGATGGCTCTCATTCCCGCCGCTTTCCACCAGGCTTTCCATTTTTCACTCATTCCCTTCACCCCCTCTCACAGCCCGATTTTTGCCAGCAGAAACGCAATCACTGCCGCGAAAACAGCCCAGATTGCTTTATCAGCCAACCCTTCCCACCGGCGTGCGGGCTTGATCTGGAGCTCACCCACCTGGCTGAGTGCCGATGTGATTTTGGAGGACATTTCATCCAGCTTGTCCAGAATCTGAACATACTGTTCGTCCCGGCGTGCGCTCTCAGTTTCCAGGGCCCGGATGCGGTCATACATCTCCTTATGGGTCTGCCGGGCCGCATCCAAATGGCTGTTCAGAGACTTCTCCAACATGTTAGCCTTTTGCAGCCCCAAGCATTCATTCCCGGGGTTAAAGGCACACTTGTCCATGGGCATAACAGCCCTCCTCTCTCTGTGTGGGATGGTTCGTCAGGGTTCCACTTCCTCCCAAAACTCCGGGCTTGTCTCCGGGGACCAGGTGTTGGTGTCAATCTTGCTGCGCCAGGTTTTGCCATCTGCGGTACAGCAATCCCCTTTGGCGTAGGGGGAAGTGGAGAGGGAGAGGAAGGGCAGCGCCTTGTCCGGGTCAGTGGACCAGACAAACCCCCACTGGGCGGGCAGCTCCTCCGGCTCCTGGGGATAGATTTCACTGTCGTAGACCTGGAGGAGCCGAACCACCCGCCCGGCGCTGGACCGGCAGACAAAGCCATCTTTCTGGCCTGCCTTGCGCTCCAGCATGTTTTTGGCAGCCTTGGCCGCCTGGAAGTCCGGGATATACTCCTCTGCGGCACAGAGTTCCGTGCCGGTCATGGAAGGGGATTCTGCTTGCAAGTTGACTGCGGCAGACTTCCCCGCCCGGCGCAGGGTATCCAAAACAAACTCTTTTTCAGTCAACGTCATTCACTCCTTCTCGAATTGCTGCCGCCATGGCGGCCCAGGTAACGGGTTCCTCCGGATCTTCCGGCGGGAGGTCGGGGTGGTCTGCTTCATAGGCGTCCAGCGCCTCCTGGTTAGTCTCCAGGCTTGTCACAGCGCCGTTTTCCACGGTCAGGGTTACAAACCCCTTTGCCGCAAGATAGGGGCTCAGGAGATCGTCAGGTAGGGTCACACAGTTTGGAAAAGGTTGTCCCATGGGGTTGCCGTGGTTGCCAGATTCGTTGGGGGTTGGGTTAATGTAATACATGGGTTACCTCCTTTATCCAAGTGCCACATAATAGTAAGTGGAACCTTGTTTATTACCTTGATCCGGTGCATCATCACCATACCAACTCACTGTGCTTCCATTCCAAGTGACTAAACCAGTCGAGCTCGTAGCTGACGAAGACCCGAAAAGATCAGAACCTTTTACTGCTATACGAGCAACTTGGTAACTGTTCCTATCATGTCCTTGTAAAACAAAAAATTTTACATCGAAATTAAATGTAAGAGTCTGGGGATTTGCTTTCCCATACGTCCCCGTCCCCACGTAGGAACCGGTTTCTATGATTGTCTTATTCCCCAACACCCCCAGATACTTAATGGTAGTGCCTGCGGGGATGGCGGGATAGCCGGTGACAATTTGATATTGTTCTGCATTGATTGCTACATGCCCTCCTGATACACTGGACTTCGAGAATACAGTATCGTTCGGGAAAAAGACAACTTCATTCGTTGAAAAACGGCTTCCAGTGGTAACTGGACAAGCAAATTTGCCTTTAAGGACCTCACACTCTTCTGGGTCAGACCAGCCTGCAAGGATTAGCTGAGTAGGGCTCCCTCCAAGAGATACAACTCCGTCGGGAGTTACTGTAACACTGTCAGAATATCTCCAGTCAACTCCAGTACCATCATTAGTGTTGGACATTCCTAAAGTGACTTTGACTATTCTCCCCAACACATACCCCGCCTCTTTCGCATCGTCTCCCTCCTGGTAGGCATTGCGGTTTGTGGAGGTTAGGTAGGTGATGTGGGTGCCAGCGGGTACATAGGGGTTCGATGTGACTTCCTGGTATTTATTAGCCGCCACTTCCAAATATCCAGAGGTATCAGGACGCTCTATGTCGAGAACCTCGATATCATCGGGGAAAAAGTAAACTTTTCCTACGATAGGAGGGTATAAAGGATGAATGTTTTCGGAATCCCATCCAGTAGGTGCGTCAATACAGATTGCAAAACTACCACTCAAACACTGCTTTGCTACATAAGCATCATTATTGTTTCCACTCCAAGTGGACTCCACATCTAAGAGGCTATAGTTATCCAAAGAGATAGTTCCGTTAGCATCAACAGATATCGTCTTCGAATATCTCCAAACGCCCCTCTTTGTTACGTTATAGTTAGAATATCCACCAAAAATGTCTATGTTTGAATTCTGAACGGGTCCCAACGTATACCCTGCCGGAACCTCCTCCTCTGCAACCACCGTCTTCCTCCACACATGGACGTTGCCGACGTTTGCAAGGACATTGAAAGCATCGTTAGGAGTTGAATTAGCTCCCGTAGAAAGGCCCAGCGTGGAGATCACCGTATCTGAGAGAAGGTTTGCTTTGTTTAGAGGGGTTCCCAGCCGGGTCCAACCATCCTTGTTGATCCCATTGAAATCTACGGGAAATGTCCCAGCAATCATGGCCTGCATAAAATCCTCATAGGTTGGATAGAGGGACAAGGCTTCCCATACTGTCTTTAGGTATCGTGAATTCCCGTTCCCTTTCATAATGGCGTCTTGCACTAAAACACACCCTTTCTTAAAATTCTCCGCACATGGCCTCTCCCGCCATGAGATAGGATTTATCCATCCATTGGAACATGGATTCTACTTGGACAAGGATCTTTTCCAAATTGTTCGCTTCCTGGAAGGTGAAACTCTGCATATCAGAGGGGGCTTCTGGAAGATCAGGTACAAAGGGGAAAGTCTCTCGAATCCGTTTAACATTAGAAACATATCCCTCAGATTGCTCTAATGTTGGCTTGTTCTCTTTCACCCAATAATCTCTGCCCGGTTCTGGATTGACTGGAACATACGGGTTTACATACCCACGGGTATATAAACTATCTGAAAGGAACTCGGCAGCCGTTGTAACCCGGTTCATATCAGTTTCGTTATATGCTCCCTTATAGCTTGTCTGTGCAAGCTGAATTAGTTCTTCTTCTGTCTGATCTTCTTTGGATAAGATCGTAAGAAGTTCCTCAATGTCCGCTTGGCTGCGGTCTGTAATGAGCCGTATAACATAAAGTCGAAAAGAAGAGGACAGACCTGCTTTATCTGTTGCGGTAACAGTGATGTAGTTCTCCCCCACGCGAAGCGGCACCGTATGTGAGAACTGTCCGTGTTCATCAATAGCCGCTTCCTCCCCTCCCACAAGCAAGGTGACAGGAGATGTCGTCACATCCTTTGTTACCCCTTCCACCGTAATAGATTCATCGTCAACGATTTGCCTGTACTCATGCACAGTCAGCTCAGGAGGAACCGTGTCTACAATGTAAACCAAAGATAAACTGGCTTGATTCCCGTCGTTGTCCTGGATGGAGGCGGTCAAGCTGTGATTCCCTTCGCTCAGTTCATTTCGTGGAGTATAGGTGAACTGATACCCTTTCTCCGTGGCCTGCGTGGAAATATCTCCCTCGACCCCATCAATCAGCATAGACAGAGAGGATGGATCAATCCCGGAGCCGTTCTCCTCGTCAAATGCTTCTACAACAAAGGTCGGAACATTGGTTGTCAATATCCCTTCTGCCGGAGATAATAGCTGAATAGTCGGGGGGACTTCCTCTTGCACCGTCAACCGAAGCCCAGGGATATTCGTCCCATCCGTTGTGGTGGAAACTCCTTTGTCGTTCGTTGCAGTTATCTCTGTGTTGAAATATCCCCCTTCTTCATTGTGGGAGGTTTTGGCCGGAACAATGACAGTCTCATATTTCCTTGTCGTTTCATTAAATGTAAGAGTGTATTCCTGTCCATCGAACGTCGCTTTTACCGTAGTTATCGACATGAACTACACCTCCCCACTTTGAAACTCACCCGACACTCTGATCTCTTCTTGCTCTATCGTCTGCACATCAAGTACGATCACTTGGAGCAATACAGAATCCCCGACATTTGCAGTCGCTGGCGTGAACGTCGCTGAGATCACAATAGGAGACCACTCTTCTGCCATTTAGATCACCCCCATTTTTTCACCACTCCACAATAATGCATCCAGGTTTCCCATCCTGTCCCGGGGTACCGTCTTTTGGGTAGGATGCAATATAAGTTTCTGTATAGCCATCCTCAGAGGTCCACTGTGCATACTTTCCGTTTCTCCCCTGTTCGCCTCCAGCGCCGCCAGAACCTTCCAAGGCTGTTATAGTCCCTCCATAGTCAGGGCCTTTCTGTGCATATACAGCGCCGCTCTGGATGTCCATAATGCCAACCGGATATGGTTTTCCATTTGCAGAAGTGTACACTCCAAAAGTAGTGTCTGTGCCAGGGGTGCCGGGTTCACCGTCGTCCCCACGGCTGCCATTGGTTTCTCCGCCTGCACCGCCTTTCCCGGCAGTTCCACAAGAATAGTCATATTGTTGGTTTGCTATCGCGGTTACCTCGGTAATAAACACATTCCCGCCATCTCCTCCAATGCCGCCAGCCGTGTCTTCTGGGTCAAAAGAATCGCCCCATAGGATATTCCCTGCACCCCCTCCCATACCACCGGCCCCTCCCCCTATCAATGTAACGCGGAATTTCCCAGCCTCTTCCTTTACAAATGTTCCAGAACCTGTCAGAACTGTTTTGTTTGAGTATGCAGAATCATTGGGAGATTGAACGAGATAAGAGGGCATGTTTACCATAACGCCATCTGCCAGGGAGAGCTGTTGCTTATACAATCGAGCAGAGATAGTGGTGAAAAATTGAGTGTCTACACTCTGGATATCTCCGCATTCGCTGGACGGATTTCCTCTATGCTGTACTTCGAACGAACGTCCACCATACTCAAACAGGCAGGAAATAACCGCTTTTCTCGCATCATCCGTCGTATGAATAAATGGGTTATCTACGCTTAAAGATATCTCGGATTCGGTGTTATTCCCTGGAAATACCACTTCTTCTCCATCATCCAACGTAAATGTAATGTCCGAAATATCATCATTTGCAGACATTTCAGGATAGGAGTTCATGTTGTCTAAGGTAATCCTGTTGCCCTCAATTCTTTGTAATTTCCCTACTCTCAATTTCCCGGTCTCAAAATCTTGCCTGGGCCAAGTATTCGTTGCCATGCATGCGAAGCGAAGCATTTCACCACACTTTTTCCCTGTACATTCTTCTTCTGCTGCTGTAATGGGGATATCCTTTACATCATCATCTACGATATAATTTTTCTGAAAGTTAACGCCAAGAGAAAGCATAATCGCCTCAATCCACCCAGAAAGCGTTGTGGGAAGTGTATCAGGGACAACAAATTTCCTTTTCGTCAGCGCCCCAATAATATCCAGAAGATCAAATTGTACAGTTAAATCCTTGAGTTTCCATCCCGCAGATTGCTGATAGTAAGTCCCGGCGGGCAACCATTCAATAGTTCCATCTTCCAACCGCATTCCAAAATCAACAATGATTCTTTGCCGATCTTCAATGGATGTGAAGAGCGTATTCGGAGCATAAGGATCAAATCTATGGTTTTCGTTGTACAAAACAACTGTGCAAGTAGAATATGGAATGGACAATCCAGAGAATGTAACCTCAGAATATGTTTCAACTGATTTTAGAATGGACCTGTCCCAAATTTCATATAGGCCGACCATCAGCCGGGGGATTCTAACCCGTCGACCACCAAGGCTCCATTTCTTAATGGTAACGCGAATTTTTGTAGGGTTTTGAACGGTAAAGCCATCCAAAACAGTCAACGTACTTTTGTTCCCTGTTTTTGTGTCTGACCAAAGAAGGGTATCGCCGCTGTAAATATCCAACGTAAATTCTGTTCCAATTCCATTGAATTCTTTTTCACTGAACCGGAAAGAGAATGCTTGCAATATACTTAGGTTTTGAATTTCAAACTCAATATAAGGATATGGTTCAGAAAAGACGCCGAAAGAATCACATAGAGATTCAGATACCCAACCAACTTGTCCTATCTGATCCATTGGGTCATCTGGTCGGATATTGAAAGTTCCGTTCAGGATCCATCTGTTAGGTTCCAAGGTCGCTATATTCTGTTCGCTCTCTGTTGTGCCACGGTTTGTTACCTGATCTGTTAAGGAAATATCACTCTCATCATTTGTTGTTATGTTTGTTATGATCATATCTGGGTCATATAGGTCAAACACAACTCGCACAAATTGTTGCCTTGAATCAGATATAACCGCTTTTTCATAGGCTTCACTGTGATCAATCATGCCCATCAATCTCCTCAAAGGTCAGTTTGTATGCTGCCCATTCAGGTCCGTTATCTCTCCAACGTGTAAGGGAAGGAGATGGAGGCTCCATCAAGTGAAACCACCCTTGTACCAACTCTGTGCCACCTGTGGATGGGAGAAAGAACAACTGATGCCGACGTGATGCCTTGAATACAGTATTGAGACGGGACATTGTTTCATAGTCGATGGATGAAAAGTTGACTTCTACCACCCATATAGTGGCACGGATTTCTTCCACTCTTCTGCCGGATATCATCCGCTCAGATACGCCAAGTTCTTCCTCATAGGCAGTGTAATCCCCTTCTTCCAAGTCTTCAATTTCAATTCCGTCAATTGACAAAAACATATTTTCCATTTAATCACTCACAATTCTGGGGGACTGATCCTCTACTGCACGAATATCATTAACAATTGCTCTTGCAAATGCTTTCCCGTTGACATTCAGAACAATTTCCCTGTCTCCCCGTGGTGCACTGGCAAAAGACACAGCGTTTGCTACCCTGTACGCGCTTCCGTTACTCTCCACCTGCTTGGCTTCCATGGCGTTATCCGTGCTGCGTGTGAGGCGGTAGGAAGCACTCCCAGCACTCACAGTGACCGTTTCACGAAGCCTTGCCGCAGCGTTTATCCGGTTAATTTCCGCAATAATACCATCGGCAACTTTTTTCGCTGCGGAAATTGCGGTAGAACCTTCTTCCTGTACACCAACGGCAAGGGATGTCATAGCATCCTCTCCCGCCGCTTTTAGCTCATCAGGCATTTTGTCCACGAATTCTTGGTTAAGAGATTCAAACTCATCCTGATAAATCTGTGCCGCAATATTCTTTGCCGCTTCCGCCCGTTTCTGGTATGCCTCCATATAGGCAGTATATTGATCGTCATTCAGGCTTAACAGTTTCTCCGCGAAAGCCGTCGCCTCGTCCATCTCCATTTGAAGAATTTCGGAATAGAGGCCAGCATCAACCCCTTTTTCCTGAAGGGCAAGCATTGCATTTCCGTATCGTTCAATCTCTTGAATATCCTTATCCAGGTTCAGAAGACGGGTTTCTCCCTTATAATCTGTTTCGAAAAGATTATCTCCAGACAATTTAGAAGCCAGGGAATCACGATCACTTTTCAGGTCATCCAAAGCACTTTGATACTCATCTTCCATCTCCTCAAGGGCATCAATGGCACTCTGCAACTCTTCCTTCTGTGCCTCTTCCTGCTTTTTTAGCTGTTTCTCATTCCAATCTTCTTTGAGCTCGGCTATCTCGTCCAAGATATCCTGTCGTTCATCAACTTCTGCCTCTTCCAGCCGTTCATACTTTTCTGCCAGACTTTTTTCATAGTCCGCGAGCTCCTTTTCATCTGCCCGTTTCTGTGCTGCGGCCTCAATCTCCGCAATCTTGTCATAAAGTTTAGAAGTTTCTTTTAAGACAACATCAGCAAGTTTTCCAGCCGCTGCTTGTGCGTTTTTTGCCTTGTCATTTAATCCAAGTACCAAACCGGCAACAGATTGCTCACCAATCCAACGAAACGCCTTAGAGGGAGAGTGGATATCCAACGCGCTTTTAGCTGCGGCAAGTGCGCTCTTTGCCATATTGGATGCAGCACTGATCGCCTGGCTTGCCCCTGCATTGATACCCGCAGCAACACCGGAAGCAATGGCCAGTCCAACACTTTTCGCAGCCCCAGAGGCACCAGTTGCGGAAGAAAGCACCGAAGTAGTCACAAGATTATTCAGCGCAGAAACAACATCAGGCGTCCCAGAGGATATCCCAGAAGATATTTGTTCGACGATTTTAGAACTAATCAAAGTCGAAGAAGCTGTAGCACCCAAGGCAGCCTGAACGCTGCCATCAATCATTCCGGAAAAAGCTGTGCTTAGAAGTCCGCTGGAAGAGGTAATTGCTCCCGCCGCAGAATTGACAGCTGTTTCACCAACCGTTCCCGCATCAGACGCAGCAGATTCTCCGGCGGAATTCATGTTTTGAACAGCAGACTGCATAACCGCAGCCAACTGCGGAGACATAAAGGTTAATTCTCCAGTTGCTTTATTTCCAATTGCTGTCCCAATTCCCCCATTTTGGGCCGCCGCAGTCCCAGCAGCTGTGGAATCATTGACAAATTTGGTTGCAGCTTGCTGCCCTTGTGCCGTAGACCCAGATACACTCGAAACGATACTTTGCGTCAAAACTTGGCCAATTTCTGGACCATTCGTCTGCGCTGATTGCTTCCCTGCTTCACCCGCTTGATCTGCAACTTGCTTAGTTGCATCCGAAACTACTTGTCCATTTTCCAAAATGGAATTTCCCATGAGGAAATCCCATGCATCCGCGTCAGTTGCCATTTCGAAGCCCATGGCCTGAATAACCTGTCTGGCACTTTCAATAACCTGGCGGATACTCTCCGGCAATACAGCGGCATTCGATAGAGCACCATTTGAAAGAAATTGAGGAAT